TGCCGAATGGGTCGTTAGACCCATACAATCCGATCTGGATACCCAACAAAACTTCATTCGAAGTTTTGGCCTCAGCCTTGTACCCGCCTCCCAATTTTCGTAGGGAGACGGCAGTTCTGAAAAGAACTGGTGTAACGCTGAGTCGTCCTCCTCGGCTCGAAGTGACTGTTTTGCGCAAACGCTCAAAACTCGCACCTCATCGCGCTGGTAACGCCCATTCCACCTTTTACGAGGCAAATGGGTTCCAACACGTGATTTCAAGCCGAAGACCCCAGAGTCTTGATGGACAGTACCAATTTGATTTGGTAAGGTCGATCCCAGTTGTACGGAAGTAGTGATGTAAAACTTCTTATAGAAGTTATTACATGTATCTACCATACTAGCAACAGACTCAGGGGTAGCTACAGTTAAGTCATGGAGATAGACGGGTGTTACATCGACCCCTCTATACATGTCAACGCCACAAGATTCTCTAAAGAAACCTTCAGAGAAAGTTTTGTCATCGTTGACCTTGAAGTCAAGGACCTCAAGGACCTGCTGTAGCAACTCCCGACAGTCATTCGGAACGATTATATCGTCACCGAAGACGGCCACCTTGCCAAACAGTCCCGACATCTCTTTGCGTGGGTCGCGCAACCGATACTTGGTAAAACAAGTAGCGAGCGCGACGCAAAGAAACAGGATAGACTGGATAGGAAAGGTTACGGCACTACCCATAGTACTGAACTTTCTAAGTTCAATACGTTGAGGCAGATCCTTATTAAGGTTCTGCACCAATACTCGGGTACGTGTTGCGCGAAGGGCCTGAACGAGCGCAGGATGCGTCCAGAACAGGTTACCAACCGCACGACAAGATACTCTGTCACTAGCAGACGATAAGTCTACAGTGCATAGAGAACCGTCCTTAGATCCAAGTGAGCACAGGCTTTGGTTCAGATCTTGATCGCGAAAGCGAATAAAGAGTCCGATCCATGAGTTTTTAACTCGGGCCTCGAGGTAGTTCCAGATGTTTTGCTGGCACCACTGGTGTTCATTCGGCTCGGCAGCAATTAGCCGAGGTTTGTTAAACGTCTTAGGGACGGCGACGAGTCGTGAATATGGGGTATAATCCTCATACTCACGCTTCTTCACCTTGTCAGCCCAACTCGCGTAATTATGGAAACCATAATCAGCGATAGGGTACACGGATTCCAAGGTATCTGACCAACCGTACCAATGGTACTTATTAGTTGGGCCAGAAACCTGGGAGATCGCACCAGGGCCATGCTTGAAGCGCCATTCCTCAGGATTATAATATCCTAAGGTTTGGCAGACGTCCCTAGATATAGTATCTAGGTTCTTCAAAGTTTCGAGCACGTCCAGGGTTAGTGAATCCTTGACGACTTTTCCGGCGTAGTACCGAGAGGCATGAAAGCCTCTATAGGCAATACGGACGAAGCAATCGGAAGGATCACTCTCTGTCCAGAATCGTTCTGGCTCAGGGAGCGACGCGTCCTCAGAAACAAACTTAGCGACTGAGTCGCGAAGTGATGCTTCTGAGTAAGTTAGAGGCAGCTTTTTACACAAGTATAAAACTTGACGTAAGAAGCCGTATGCCTCTAAGTTAGGAACTTGCTTCAAGCAACCGTCAGCCTCAAAGAGCTGGTCGAACAACCCACCGAAAAGCTTCGGTAGGATGTTGCCTTTAGATCTAGCGCGAGAAGCGCATGATCCACAAGGAGACCACCTCTCCTTGGACACGCATCTATCAAGATGCTTTCCAAGCTGGGGCAGATCCACGACAAAAAAGTGGATACCTCTATCCTTAGAGGTACGGCGGATAGTCTCAAGATCCATCTGGAGAGACTTCTCCAATTGCGGGAGGGCGTAGCGAATATCGGAAAGTAGATATTCGTACACCTGGACAATTCTTCTCACCCATTCATGGCTTTTCATCTTATGGTTTCCCAAAAAGAATCCATGCTAGGTTAGAAGATCCATTACCTCCGGCAATCTCGGCTAGTTCTGCCACTGTTTAAGTGCCAGAGTCATAGCATTTGATGATGCTTGCAAAAGCGCCATCAGTGCCGCCGGGATAGATGCCGAGGTGGCAGACGGAAGACACTCGATAACTACGTAGAACTTCTCGTAATTAGCGGGTGTTGCTCCACTAGCGAACGTCACCACAGTGAATTCAACATTGTGGCGATCGTACACTTGTCCTGCAGGATCAGCCTTGGTTTGGCTGTGCCGGACCTTGAGCCGATGTTCCGTCGTAGAGTCTCGCAATAGGTACTCAGAGGAGTAACCATCTTGGTTAATCCTGTTGAGGCTCTTTGCGTTACCACCAACGGTAATTACCAACGGATCTGCTAACATAGCGGGCCTTTCTCTTGCTCAAGGAACTATCTTCTCCTGACTAGGGAGTAGAGAGCCTTCTTGATGTTCTGAACGTTCTTGGGTGTAACAGTACGCCCAGGCTTCGTCTGCAGAACCGCAAGAGAGCCTAGGATCGACATTGTCTTCAGCTCAAAGAGCGGAAGAGTCGTCGGCGCGAAGGGGATGATAGGAGCAACGACAAATCGTTCCTTCCTTTCAAACCTCTCGTAGAACTCGCCTTGAGGGCGAGCCCACTTTTCAGACGCAGCCCAATTGATGTCAAATTCGGACTCACTTAAAGTGTGCCGCATAAGACAACAATCGCTGTGTACTAATCCCAGTGTGTTGTTAGTGGCCTTAATGACCTTACCAACACCTGTGAACCAGTCCACAAACCACGACCAGGGCATTAATTCCCAGGCCGTTGCTAGCGCTTCATGCGTCGTGATTCCGTATACGAGTTGCTTTGCCATACGGCAAAGCTTAGCATCCTCGTAGAAGAACCACGAAGTTGGAGTAGGAATCCTGTAACGGACTGTACCCCAAGTCTTCTCAGTGAAGACCGTTCGGCGAGTACCTTTTAGGACAACCCCCTCAGAATGTAAAATCTGATTGGGTTGTTGATCTAATTGGTAGTTGCTAGCAAGTTGGACGCGCCTTCTAAGGACTTTGTTTGCCTTTAATTGGCGAAGCATCATCATTCTCTTTTGAGTGAGAAAGACGAAGTCGCACATTAAGGAAACATCTCTGATAAAGGGCCGAATGACCCAAGACCACGTTAAGTGGCCGGCAGCGAGAAGCTCAGGCGATCGAGTAATTAATCGATCGAGCTGGCGATTTCGCTCAAGCCAAGTTAATTCATTTCTGATTAACTTGCCGAGTTGGACTTTATGTAAAAGTCCATACCAGTTTTTTATCAGCGAAGGTATCCCTAAACTCCGCGACGAAAGTCGGAAGACTTACGTCGGGGGCGGACGGGTTAGTCCGTTCAAGGATACTCCACGCATAGTTCGACTTCTGCAGCGTAGTCAATGCTGGGAAGACGGAGCGTGGGTCGGTCGGGCCGGGGTGGTAGCCAACTGGGAAATTTATCATTTCCCTATCGATTACACCCGTTACAGCGTTAACACGCTGACCGACCAACTGAGGGTAATAGCGTGATTTACTGACAATATCCAAACCGTTAGGGTTTGGGTAATTGCCAATAGTGTCATCGCAAGTACCATCAGTGCCTGTGAGCACAGAGCGATTCGTAGTAGAGCCGATCGAGTAGTTCCTATAGGAACCACTAATGTTCGATCGGTTGTCTCTACTGCGAGAACGAGCTGTGGCCATAAGCAAATCCTTCGG